ACTGGATGGGAAACATGCTAATCTTACAATTAATGATGTTCAGCGACGTAATCGTATTACTCGCCTACTTGCTGATTGGGGACTGATCAGCGTAGTCAAAGAGGACACGGTTTCTGATATTGCACCACTCAATCAGATCAAAGTCCTTGCATATAAGGATAAGGGAGATTGGGTGCTGGAGCAGAAGTACAACATCGGTAAGAAGGGTAAGACCCAGGAAACCGAATAAATAAGGTGTCGCTCTTTCGTGCGCGACACGCTACATACGGAATATACGCTACTTTATGGGGGGAGATTGACTTCCCCTTTTTTTATGATAGAATATTTGAGTAAACCAATAAACGCCCTGTACTTGTACAGCACTTTCTTTAGGGTTAGTGAATAGTTTGTTGATTAACTTGTAAAAAAATGATTGATCAAAAGAACATGTTAGAAACCGTCTCTACTATGGAGATGGACTATGAAGATTTTATTCGTCTTCTGGAAGTTCCCATGCAGAGGAACACTGAAGAAAGACTTAAGACGGCAAAGCACCTTAGAGTTTTGCGCCCAGAACATTGTATTGTTCATCTGGTAAGATTGACCAAGGACTGTACGGTGAAAGGTAAACTTTATCGCAAGGGGACACTGATGCGTGTTGATAGCAACACCCGTGCGATGACTTGGGAGGAAGGAAAATCAGATGCTATTCCTGAGAAAGTATTAGCAATCATTTATGATTGGGAAACTATGGATGAAGTAAAGGGGTGTTATAACTGTTTTGATTCTGCGGAAGCAACCGAAAAGAACCAGCAGAAACTTTATGGTGTTATTACTGGCATGTATAACTATCAACCAAAATCATTGAGGATGAAGCAGTGTAATATTCTTTCTGGTTTGAACAAAGCATGTCACTTCATGTATCCTGATCGTTGGAACCAAAGTTCTGTCAAATCACAGAATCTTGAGGGTATGGTTGGACCTTGGATTGCTGATGGAACTCTCCAAGCAATGGATGAAATCTTCTCCACGACAAACCCAAAAGGTTGGAATCAACCATTTATTGCGGCAGCACTGATGAGTCTCAAATATTATGGACCCAACGATCAAAAACTTCGTGCTGCTTGGGAGGACATTATTGAAGAACGTGGCAACTTCAAGGACGCAAACAAGGATGGTGTCTCACATATCATCTACGAATGGATGAAAGGTAAGTTCTTCAAAGACGTTTCTATCTGCAAGGATACTAAGTGGGAGAACATGAATCGTACAGTTTCTTACATCCTTTATTGGATTGATAAGTATATGGAAGATGAAAAACTCCAGAAAGTTGGTAATGGGTGGGACACCGTTGCCGTTGAATACAAGGACAGAGTTTCTACTCAACAACATCTTAACAATGTCCTTAATGTTGCGTAAAACCGAATAAAAAGATACGGGGGTCTACACCCCCTTTTTTATACTTTCTTGTATAATTAGTAGTGTAGGAGGACGGGTTTCTAGAGCCCCTTCTACGCCAAGACTGCCTACGGGGGTCACAAAACACAAACTCGCTTTTAAAGGAGCTACCATAATGAACACCCTAACACGGTTCAATGCTGCGGATATCCCTGCCTTGCTGGAGAGAATAAATAAGAACAGCATCGGCATGGATGAATACTTTGACAGGTTGTTTAGCCTGCATGAAACTACGAAGAATTATCCACCGTTTAATCTAGTCCAGGTCAGCAACGTAGAATCTAGACTAGAGATTGCACTAGCAGGATTTAAAAAGAAAGAAGTAAATGTCTACACACAAGACGGTAAACTCTTTGTGGAGGGCCAGAAAGAAGATAAGGAAACGGAAACTAACTACCTGCACAAGGGTCTGGCTCAACGGTCGTTCACACGTACCTGGACAATCGCAGACGACACGGAGGTTAGATCAGTTGCTTTTGAGGATGGGCTTCTGATTGTTGAACTAGGTAGAATTGTTCCTACCCATCACCAGAGAAAAGATTGGTTCTAAATAACTGGGTATGTAAGTAAATATACTCAACCATGGAATTATTAATGCTCGCTCTCATCGGTGCTTCAGCGTTCGGTGCTTGGAAGATGACCCCTAAAAACTGAATAAATATTGACGACTATCGTCGCCGCAGACGGAGGGGGAACTGGCAAAAACCAGTTGACGCCCCTCTTTTTTATTGCTAAAATGTATACGAGAATGAAGAAATTATGACAATCAAAGTTTTGCTTCTGAAGTCTGGAGAAGATGTCATTGCTGATGTCAAAGAAATGGTCTCTCCAGATAAGAAAGTAATTGGTTATTTTCTGGAAAAACCTTGTGTAGTTAAAATGCACAATACAGAAAACCTGACACCAGAGCAACTAGACCCTAAAAAACCAGAACGGAAATCAGAATTTTCTGTGACAATGTATCCCTGGATGCCTATCGCCAAAGAAAATACAATTCCTCTTGCCACTGATTGGGTTGTTACAATGGTAACGCCAGTAGAAAAAATCTATGACATGTACAAAGAAGATATTCTAGAAAATGGGTAAGAAAATTGCTATTGTTGGTGCCGGAAATGCTGGATGCTTATCAGCATTAGAGTGTTACTTCAATAGAGAAGAAGAACAGGAAGGAGTTATTGGTGAGATTGAAATCTACCATGACCCTGATATCCCTATTGAAAGAGTAGGTCAAGGTCTTCAATTGAATTCAAGCGTAACAGTATTTGAATCTCTTGACATGAATTGGCTTGATAAAAATTTTATCAAGGCAACTGTAAAGCAAGGCATCAACTATGAGGGATGGGGAAATAAAAATCCAAACTTCTTTCATCCCTTTGGTAGTGGTCAAGTAGCAGCACACTACATTCCTGCTCTACTGTCACAACAGACTTTGAGGTCTGGTCTTTTCAATGTTATTGAGAAGAGAGTGACTGATATTGATAGTCAAGTTGATGCTGATTATGTGATTGATTGTAGAGGAACACCAAAGAATCTAGATGGTTATGAGATTCTTACAAACCCTATAAACTCTGTCATACTTGGAACTAAATCTGGTAAAGACCCGGATTTGCTTTATACTCGTCATGTTGCAACTCCACATGGATGGACATTTATCATTCCCAATCATGACAGTGTATCCTATGGGTATCTTTACAATAATAAAATCACATCATATGATGAGGCAAGAGATGATTTTCTGTCTAGGTTTGATGGTGTCTCCTTAACTGGTGACTTGAATTTTAAAAACTACGTCGCAAAGAACCTTTGGGTAAATGAAAGGACACTACTAAACGGTAATCGATATTCTTTTATTGAACCACTGGAAGCAACTTCATCTGGTGTCCATATTGGTATTGCAAATCGCCTCTATGAGGTATTGCTTCGTCAGGGAAGTCATTCTGAAGTGGCAGAGTATGCGAAAAAGGAAGTTAAAAAGTGCCAAGATTTTATCCTTTGGCATTATAAATCTGGTTCAATGTATGATACAAATTTTTGGAGGTATGCGCGTGAATTAGAATACTCTGATGAGCACGCACTCAATAAATATATTGAAGATTCAAAAAATGCCCCCAGAGTTTTGCCCAGTGTAGATGAAGATGAAGAAGAGGATAAAATATTTGCTCAATGGGGACCACATAGTTTTAAAGTATGGTATGAAAACACATGAACAATAAAGTAATCAAAGTGATCCTGTTACCGGGTCAAACATTAATTAGTGAGATTGAGGAAGTCGCTGCTGATATTGGTCAACCTGACTGCAAGCTTGTCAATCCAATGGAGGTTTGTGAATCCAACACGCTCCGTCCATGGTTGCTGGAACAGACGCAACAAGATGTTTTTATGATCAGTTCAGACAAGATTATTACTCTTGCAGATCCAATGCCAACTTTACTTGAAAAGTATATTGACATTACAAAATGAGAGTATTAAGTATTGACCTTGATTATATTATAGAACCATCAGACCCTCTCTTTAGGGATTGGGCACATCATAATAATCCAATGGTGAGATGGGATGCATTTTATAGTACAACCAAACACAAGAAGAAAGATCTTCCATATGACTCTAGTAAATTAAAAGAGTTGCAGGATGTGTTTGGTGAAGCAATAAAGCACTGCGATAATGTAAAGTTTGGATATGATCATGACTCAATTCTTTATCATATTGAAAATTATGAGTCAATTGATTTAATTAATTTTGATCATCATGATGATGTTGCGATGATGGACTCTGATTGGATTACAAGTCCAAAAAGATGTCTGGCAAATGAGTATGATTATATGCTATACTATGACAAGGTTGATGAGGGCAATTGGATTGGATGGTTGAACGTAAAGAAAAAACTTAAGTCCCTTGTATGGATTGGAAATGGGGATTCTATAGGTGGGCGTAAGGAAAAGTGGATTGAAGAAGTTATTGAAGACTTTACTTTTTCTAATGATGGTAGTTATCAAATAACGGATTATAAGTTTGATCACATCTTTGTATGTCTATCACCGCAATATATTCCTATTCAACATTGGAATGTAATGAACTGGTTCATGGAAGCCTATGAACAACAAAGTGGAACAAAAGTTGACCCTAAAGAGTGGGACAACAAAAAATTTGAATATGAGTATCTCCATAGGAAAGTAACTGATGCGATTCTACACAAACGTGCAAATGATTGGAAACCAATTCCTGGTTCGTGGAGTCGAAGACGGGAGGAGATTTGAAACCAGAGATGAGTTTTTTCCAACTCTATTTGTAAAGTCGAAGAAAAAAACCAAATACAAAACCTTGACCGGTGAATCGGTTGATGAGATCAGACCAGGAACTGTCAGGGATTGCCGTAATTTCTATCAGAAGTATGAGGATGTAGAAGGGTTTGAGATCTATGGTAATGATCGATACATCTATCAATATATTTCTGAAAAGTATCCAGAAGATGAAATCAAGTTTGATATTAGTAAGATCAAACTAGTAACTCTTGACATTGAGACTACTTCTGAATATGGATTCCCTGATGTAGAGTCTGCACAGGAAGAGATTATTGCTATCACTATTCAAGACTACACTACAAAACAGATTATCACCTGGGGTGTGAAACCTTTTGCTAACAAGCAAGAGAATGTGACTTATCATCACTGCCCTACAGAACATGAACTATTGAGTCACTTCATCAACTATTGGATGCAGGATGTTCCTGACGTGGTGACTGGTTGGAACATTCAACTGTTTGACATCCCATACATCTGTAAGCGTCTCAACAGGGTGCTTGGAGAGAAGTTGATGAAGCGTTTCTCCAACTGGGGTCTGGTGACTGAAGGTGAGGTTCATATCATGGGACGCACTCATGCTGTCTTTGATGTTGGTGGACTGACTCAACTTGATTACCTTGATCTGTATAAGAAGTTCACATACAAAGCACAGGAATCATATCGTCTTGACTACATAGCAGAGGTAGAACTGGGACAGAAGAAACTAGATCACTCTGAATTTGAAACCTTTAAGGATTTCTATACAAAGGGATGGCAGAAGTTTATTGAATACAACATC